GGCCCGCCCGCCCACGCTCCCGGCGATCTCCTGCCGGGCGCCCTTGAGGGTCGCCGCCCCGATCTCCTCGGGCGGGAATGCGCCGGCGCCGCCGGACACCCCCATCACCAGGTCCAGGGCGATCTCCCGCTTGCGGCTTCGCTCCTCGGGGGTCAGCTCGGCGTCGGGCGTCTGCATCAGCCGGACTTGCTCGAGGTTCGTCCGCCCCTGCGCCTGCAGCATGTCCAGCACGGTGCCGCCGCCCGGCACGGACCGCACCGCCCCCTGCAGCCGTCCACCGACCTGCTCGGCCGCGCCGAAGCCGCCCTCGACCGCCTGCCCCGCCGTCCGGAGCGCGCCGCCGAGCGACAACGTGGGCCGTTCGGACACCGCCCCAGGCGCCAAATCGGAGGGCTGCAGCGCCCCGGTCGTGCTCCCCGCCGGCCCCAGGTAGCGCTCGTTCGGGTCGAACACGGGCGCCTGGTCCGAACCGGCGTCGTGCAGGGCTGCGTCGATCTCGGCCGGATTTTGCGCTCTCGCGCCGAAAGCCGGCACCCCTGTGGTTCGGGCCGTTTCGTCGGACGGGGCCGGCTCTTGGTCGTCCTGGAGCGTCGCCGCGCTCGGCGCCGGGCTCCGCGGGCTGTCGGAGAAGAGCGCGCCGTTGATGCCGCCGTCGAGTTGGGCGATCTCCTCGGCGCTCATCCACTCGGCGCCGCCCCGGCGGTTGGACCCGGTCTGCATCACCCGGAGGCGCCCCGTGTCGGGGTCGTAGCCGTTGACGTAGTAGTAGTGCTTGTCGGTCGAGACGATGACCGGGTTGCCGTCGGCCGCGTCCTGGGCGATCAGGCCGAAGTCGGGCTCGGTGTCGAGCCTCGAGGGGACGCCCATCGCGTCGAGGAGCCGCTTCTCGTTCTGGACGCCGGCCATCCCCTGCTGGGCGTTCCAGCCGACCCGTCGGGCGAGTTCCCTGGCCTCGGCCACGGTCGGGTAGCGGCCGTTGGCGTTGGCGAAGGCGATGGCCGCGGTCGGGCCGCAGAACGCGGCGGCCTCGTCGGGGGGCAGGCCGACGCCAAACTGGTTGAGCGCCTCGGCCCGCGGCTCGACGCCACCGGCACCACCGCTCGGTCCGTAGGCCGGCGCGTCCTGGTCGCCCAGGATCGCGTTCAGGTAGCGGCTCGACTCCTCGTAGGGCCGACCGGCGCGGTAAGCGTCCACGGCGCCCTGGCCACCGTTGTAGGCGATCAGGGCCTCGGCGTCGTTCCCGTACGTCTTCTTGTGCTGCGCCATCAGGTCCGCCGCGTAGTCGAGGCTCGCGTACGGGTCGGTGGGGTCCACACCGGGGTGGTACTTCGGCACGATCTGGGCGATTCCCTGCGCACCGGCGGGGGATCCGGCGTTGGGGTCGAAACGCGACTCCTGCTGGATCTGGCGGACGAACTGCTCGGGGTCGATGCCGGCGCGCGCCGCCGCCTGCCGGGCGTAGTCGACCAGCGGCCCGCCGCGGGCACCCACGGGCGGCGCGTCCCGGCTGGAGACGCCCTGCGCCCAGGAGGCGAGGTCGTCCTGCCCCTCCGAGAGGGTCTGGTAGGTGCGGGTCGACGCCGCCGTCGCGGCCCGGGTGGCGTCGCGCCGAAGAGCGGCCTGCTGCTCGGCCTCCTGGTCGGCGGCGACGTTCTGGCTCGCCCAGTCGTGCAGGTCGTCGGCCTCGCCGACGTGCTGCGCCCACAGGTCCAGGTCGCGGCCCTGCTCCTCGGTCTTGAACGCGCCGTACTGGTCTTCCGAGACGGGGATCTCGCCGAGGCCCGGGCCGGCCACGTCAGCCCCCCGTCGCGGCCGGGGCGAAGGCGTCGGGGAAGGCGTTCTCGAGCATAGTCCGCAATTCGCGGGCCTCCCGGTGGAACGGCGTGTCCGGGGCGCCTGGGCCGGACACCGCCTGCAGGTCGAGGTGGGTGTGCAGCGCCTGCAGCGTGTTGCGCTGCTCCGGGCTGAGCGCCGTCGCTTTCTTCGTCGCCATCAGGCCGCCATCCGACCGCTGGTCGGCCCCTGGTACTTCGGCAGTTGCTGCTGGTAGGCGTCCAGCTCGGCGCTCTTGTCCGCGCCGCCGGCCTCCAGACCGGCCAGCATCAGGCGCTTGACGTACGAGTTGGTGTTGTTCCACTGCTGCGGCGATACCTGCCCCAGGCCGGTGACGCCGGCGGCCGGACCGCCGGGCTGGTAGAAACTGCTCTGGCCGGTCATCGTCTGGCCGGCCGCCAGCGCGGTGCGGGGCGTGGCCGCGGCCGAGGCGCTGGGCGCGGTCGCCTGCGCCCCCGCTCCGGCGCCGAAACCGGCGTTCAAGTAGGCTTGCTGCGCGGCGTTCTGCGCCGTCGCCGTCATCCCCTGCCCGGCGGCGCCGGCCGTCGGCGCCGAGAACATCTGGATCGCCCCCGGCGCCGTGGTCGTCTGGGATCGACGGGCGGCATCCTGGGCGAGTTGCTGACCGATCTGCTGCTCGGGCACACCGGCGGCCCGCGCCCCCGCCGCCCACTGCTCCGCCCGCGCCCGGTAGGCCGCGTCCGTCTCGGAGGCCGCGGCCATCCCGCCAGCCGCCTGGGCCTGCAGGGCGGGCTGTCCGCCCATCTGGCCGGAGGTGATCTGGCCGACGACCGTGCCCAGGCCCGGCCCCTGGTAGTTGATCCCGCTCCGCTGCATCATCGCCTGCAGGTTGGCGCGCATCTCGGGCGGCACGTTCTGCAGCGTCCGGGCGTAGGCGAAGGCGTCGTCGGGGCCGCGGAGCCGGCTCATCAGGTCGAGCAACTGCACCGAGGTGGTGTTCTGCATCTGCTGGCGGGCGAGCGTGTCGGCCTGGCCGGTGACGCGCCCGCCGGTGATCTGGGTGAGGTGCTGCTGGGCGATGTCGTCGGGCATGACCTGACCGGTCGCGGCGTAGTAGTCGTGCCCGAACTGCGCCATCTGGGCGGCTTCCTGCGGGTTCAGGCCCGGCGCGATCTGCTGCCAGATGTTGGTCGCCGCGCCCATCGTGCGCTGGGCGGGCGCCAGCGCCTGCCAGGCCGCCTGGGCGCGCTGGGCGGCGCCCCCGCCGGGGGTGGTGATGTAGCCGGAGAGGCCCGACTCGCTCGCCGACTTCTCCCAGGCGTCGTGCGCGGCCTGCTGGGCGAGCTGCTCCTGCTGGTACGTCCACTGGTGGCCGGCCGACTGCTTCTCCAGCTCGAGCCGGGCGTTCAGGTAGGCCTGCTGGGCGTTCTGGGAGGCCAGGTCCATCAGCGCCTTGATCGCCTGCGGGTCGACCAGGCCCGAGGTCGCGCCCACGACCGGGCCGGCGCCCGCGCTCGGGCTCACGCTGGGCACGCCGGTCGGCTGGTTCTGGCCGGCCCCCTTGGCCGTGTTGAACGCCGACTGGGCCGCGTTCAGGTCGGTGTAGTGCCCGACCAGCTTCCCCCCGACGTAGACGTCCCAGCCGTCCCCGCTCGGACCGACAAAATTCTGGGGGTCCACCTTTTATAGTATCCTATCCTTATGGAAATGACCGAGGCGGACATCAGCGCATTCTGGCGGTACGTCGAGAAGAGCGGTGCGTGTTGGCTGTGGCGGGGAGAGATCCGACCGAACGGGTACGGGCGGTGGAAACGCCGTGGTCGGCGTATATCGGCCCACCGGACCGCGTTCCTGATCCAGCACGGCCCGATCCCCGACGGGCACTACGTCTGCCACACCTGCGACACGAAAGCCTGCTGCCGGGGAGAGCACCTGTTCGCCGGCACCCCGCTCGACAACATGCGCGACAAGATGGCGAAGGGCCGGTGGGGAGGCGGACGGCCGCGCGGCAGCCGTAGCACGCGCGGAGCCGGCGAGGACCACCCCCTCGCCAAACTGACGGCCGCCGACGTCGCGGCGATCCGCGCGGCCTACGTCCCACGCAAGGTGAGCCAGTACGCGCTCGCGGCACGGTACGGCGTGTCCCGGAGCGCCATCGAGGGGATCGTGCACGGCACCCGGTGGCGCTAGCCTGTCCACGTCCTACCCTCCCGGCTCGGGCAGCGCGTCCTGGTCGGCCAGGTCGGCGTGCATCCGGCCGTGCGCCTTCGACAGGTGCGTGAGGATGCCGGCGAAGCCCTTCCAGCCGTACTTCTTCTCGAGCGCGTCGCGCCCCGGCAGGTTCGGCTCTCCGTCCGGCGTCCAGATCATGTTCGCGAAGTAGCGCACCTTCTCCGCCTGGGTGAGCGGCGCCGACGGCGGCGTGTAGGGCGAGCCCGTGAAGCGGTCGGCCAGGTGTTGGGCCGTCTCCTCGATCCAGCGCCCCAGGTCCTGCCCGAGCGCGTCGCCGGGGTGCTCGCTAGGCACCGGTCGGCCCCGTCCAGTCGAGCAGCTCGAGCGTGAGCGCCTGCGCCGCCTCATCCCAGCCCGTGATCCGGTACGTCGCGTCCCCGTTGCGGACCTTGAAACGCACCGTGCCGACGAGGTGGATCCTCGCGCCGTGCTGCTCCTCGCCGATCAGCGTCGGGCTGAGGAGCGTCGTCCGCGCCCACCCGTCGACCGTGACCCACGTCTCGAGGCCGTCGGGGTCGGTGTGCAGCGTGAACGTCATCTGCTCGGCCAACCTACATCCCTCCCGGTGGCGCCGTGGGGCCCTGGCCCGGCATGGGGATGTTCGTACTCGGCGTCCCGCCCGGCGCGCCGGCCGGGCTGGCGGGCAGCCCCTGGCCGGCGCCGGTCGCGTCCGGCCCCGGCGCGGTCGGCGTGAGCGGCTGGCCGTTCTGCCCGGGCATAAAGACCTGGGGCGCGCCGGCCTGCAGCCCGCCCGAAGGGCCCTGGTCCATGCGGGCGAGCTGGGCCTGGGCCTGGGCCTGGGCGACGACGTCCCCCTGGCCGAGCGCCTGCAAGAGGCGCTGCTTGAGCAGGTTGATGACGTCGGGGTCCTGCTTCATCTTGTAGTAGAGCCAGGCCCGCTCGACCTCGTCGGGGTTGTGGCCGAGGTCCTCGATCGCGTCCTCGGGCGCCTCGAGCGGCACCGGCGACTGCAGCATCTCGACGTGGGAGCGGATCTTGATGACCTCGTTGGAGGGCGTCTCCGGGTTGAGGTGGACCACGTAGGTGTGGACGCCGTTCAGGTCGTCGGGGCCGACCCCGAGCCAGCCCTGGTCGCCGCCCTTGCGCCGGGGCCGCTCGCTCCTGGGCGGCTCGCCCCAGGCGTAGACCGTCTCGCCGACGCGGTTCTCGATCAACCAGCTTTCGAAGCCGACCCGGTCGGCCAGCGTCTGCTCGACGTTCTGGATCGGCGCCGACCACTTCGTGCGGGCCAGGTAGACGGCCTGGTTGTACTCGTAGCCGGAGTCGGACTGGGCGGTCACGCCCTGCAGCACCGGCGGCAGGACGCCCTCGAGCTCCTGGCGGATGTCGGCCATCGCCTCGTTCAGCGCCGGGCCGGCCCGGGGCATCTCGATCGGGCCGATGTCGTAGGGGTACAGCACGCCCGGCTGGATCGGCTGGGCCTCCTTCGCCTCGGGCAGCCCCTCCTCGCCGAACGGGGCGGGCAGCCCCTGGTTCGGCGGCGTCTTCTTCGCGAACGACGCCCACCCCGTCATCACCGCGTTGGTGCCCTGGATCGTGCGGAGCGTGTCCAGCATCGGGAAGAGGCTGAGGTAGCCGAAGAGCACGCCCAGGCCGGCGCGGCCCGGGACCCGGCTCGAGGTGACCGACCCGAGGGTGTGGAAGTACGGGCCCCGGAGCGCGCCGGTGAGCGGGTCGGCGTAGCCGTGCCGGACGCGCTTGACGAGCGTGCCCGTGTCGAGGCCGTTACGCGACCCACGCTGACCGGGGCCGATCAGGACGTAGTAGGCCGCCTCGGCCCGCCACAATTCGACCAGCGTCAGCGTCGAGACGCCGCTCATGACCGACCGCCAGGACGCGGCCGGCAGCCCGCCCACCGCGTCCGAGCCGCCCGGCCGCGCCTCGCCGTAGGCGCAGACCACCCGCCCCCCGCCGTCCAGCGCGGCGTCGTAGCGCATCAGCGTGTCGAGGTAGGGGACCTGCTTGACCTCGCAGGCGAGCGTCAGCCCGAGGCCGTCCGTCTTCCAGTAGTAGAACTGCTCGGGCGGCACGTCGGTCGTCTGGATCGGGTACGGGGCGGCGCGCTTGGCCTCCTCGGTCGCCGACTGGTAGATCCGGTCCTTGGCGTCGCCGTCGAGCGCCTTCAGGTCGCCCGTCGTGAGGCGCGCGGACAGCGCCCGGGAGTCGGCCGCGTACTGCGCCCAGACCGAGCGTGAGCGCTCGAGCGTCTTGAGCACGCCCTCGCCCTTGCACACGACGGCGTGGGCGTAGCGCCGGAACACGTTGCCGCCGGCCTCCTTCACCTGCCGCTTCCAGGAGGCGTCGAAGAAGTGCTCGCGCAGGGTCGAGTTCTCCTGGGCGGCCTCGCCGAAGCCGACCGGCTGGAAGCGCGTCTCGGGCGCGTTGATCGTCCAGGCGGACGTGATGGTGGACGTCATCTCGACGGCGAGCGACGAGCGCCGCTCCTGCGTGATCCCCTTGTAGGCGTCCGGGATGCGGATCGGGATCGTCTGGTACAGGACGTCGTCCACGTCCTGGTAGAGCTGATCGCGCTCGGCGAAGTCGGTGCGGAGCTGCCCCACGATCTCGCTGATCTCGCTGGCGACCCGGTCGTCGGAGGGCACGGCCCCGGAGGCGCCCTCTCCGTCGCGGAGCGAGAGCGCCATCAGCCGGCCACCCGCACGCGGGCCGGGCCGGGCGTCGCCGCGGTCGCCTCGAGCACGAGGCCGTAGCGCAGCGCGTCGACGGCGTGGTCCTCGGTCTTGGTCGAGCGGACCTTGTCGGCCAGGTCCTCGTGGTCGAGCGGGTCGTGCACCATCGCCGGCAACGTGCGGACCAGGTTCGGGCAGGCCTCCCCGACGACGCGCAACCGCGGGCCGTCCTCGGTCACGGCCAGCGCGTCGCGCACGACCTGCCAGCCCGACACCCGCGCGTTGCCGCCGCGGAGCACGTTCCCGGGACCCACCGCGTCCTTCAAGGCCAGCGCGTAGGCCGCGGCGATGGACGGCTTGTCCTGCTCCCGGCGCTCGGCGAACATCGAGGGGTCGAGCACGACCCGCACGACGCGCTCGCCGGCGCACTTGGCCGCCACCAGCCGGGCCTGCTCGGCGTCGCGCAGGCCCGCGGCGTACAGCTCGCGGTAGACGTAGACGGGGCGCGGCGGGTCCGGGCTGCGGGCGAACCAGAGCGCGCAGAAGGGGTCGGCGTAGCCGTAGTCGACCGCGACCCAGCGCGTCCAGTGGGCGGGGATCTCACGGCGGCGCACGACGTGCCAGGCCGGGTCCCACTCGGTGAAGAACATCCCCTCGGCGGCG